TGAGCACGACGGGGATTTCTGCGCCTCCGCTGCAGATTGTGAGTTCGAGCCTGTCGCCGCGCCATCTGGCCGCGGGCGGGTACTCGACGAAAATCTTTGCGAAAGCCTGCATCCGTCACCGTCCTTTGGTTGTGATTTCTCCCAGCCATATCGGACGGTCGCGACAAAATCTGTCGCGAATGGGGCAGCTTCCCAAGATTCCCGGAATAATTGTATTCGCCAGCGGCCACCCCTCCGCACGGCGAAGCGCGCCCGGCCTGCGATCCCCTTGGCGGGTCGGGCGCTTGCCATTTCAGCCCACACCGCGCCGCGCCATGTTGGCCGCGCGCGCCTCGTACAGATCCGCCGTGACCTGACAGGCTTCGCGCCCCGTCGCGTTGAAGAACGGGTGCTCGGCCAGAAGCCGGAACGCCTCAGCGTTTCTTTCCGCCCGCTCGACCAGATCGCGCCGGCGTCGATCGCTCAATTCCATCTGCATTTCACAAGCCCTCATTTTGCCCGCCGTGAACATGGCCGGGCTGTGTCGGCAAGTCAGCTTTAATCGGAAGGGGAAATTCCATGTGCTTTCACTCCACACAAGCCCGGCGCTTGATCCGCATGGTCGGCGGTGTCGGGGCTGCGGCCTCGATCTGCGGCGTCTCGGCCCAGCTGATGAGCAATTACCAGAACGCCGGTCAGCGCGCTTTCATGCCGCCGCAATTCATCGAGGCGCTAGAGCGCGAAGCTGGCCAGCCGGTTTATTCGTCCGCTCTGTCCAATCTCGTCACGGTCGCGCCGTCGCGCTCGATGCTTTGCGATGCGATGGACGCAGCCCGGATTGCTGGCGGCTTGCCGCAACAGGTGCATGAAGCCCTGGCCGATGGCCGGATTGATGAAGCCGAGCGCCGGGCGCTTCTGGCCGCAGTTGACCAGCTTCGCGCTGAGGCTGACGCGGTTGCTGCCTCGCTGTCGCTGGAGGGCTGAGCATGAAACCCGACTTCCGCCCGCATCCCATTGCAATGGAACCAGCCCGCGCTGCTGCGGCCGCAAAATACCGCACCGCGACAGGTGGCCAGAAGACCCGGCGCTTGAAGGAATTGCGCGACCTGACGACCGAGGCCCTGATCTGGGACCGGAGGCGCCGCAATGGGTAAGCGCAAGGCCATTCCCGCCGCAGTCAAGCGCGCTGTTCTGGCTCGCTCTGGCATGATCTGCGAGGCCGAGGGCTGCGAGAATGTCGGGCGTGAGTTCGAGCACCGCATCCCGGTTGCGCTGGATGGCGAAAACACCGTCGAAAACATCTGGTTGAGTTGTCGATCTTGTCACCGAGCTAAGACCTCAAACGAGGACATTCCGCGCATTGCCAAGGCCAAGCGCCAAGCCCGTCTGACCGGCCAGCAGGCCCGCCGCGCGGCTGGCAAGACGAAGCCCATTCCACAACCGGCCAACCCCTGGCCCGCCAAGGGTTCGCGCAAGCTGCAGTCGAGGGGGTTCGGATCGTGATTGTCCGACTTCCATACCCGCCCGCCAAGCTGTCACCGAACGCGCGCCTACACTGGCGAGCCAAGGCGAAGGCCGTGAAGTCGTACCGCGCCGAATGCGGATTCGAGCTGCTGGCGCAAGGCGTCAACCGGATGCCGAGCGTGTCGCTGAAATTGACCTTCTGCCCGCCGGATCGCCGCCGCCGGGACCGCGACAACGCGATTCACGCATTCAAGGCCGGGCAGGACGCTATCGCGGACATCACCGGCATCGACGACAGCCAGTTTCAAGTCACCTACGCGCCGGGCTTTGGTGAGCCTGTGCCGGGCGGTCAAGTCATCGTGGAGATCACCAAATGAACACGCCATTTGAATGGAACCCGGAGACAGAGGCCCGCTTGTTTGAGCTCTGGAAAGCCGGACACCCTGGATCTGTGATTGCGAATATCATGCGCGCGCCTTCCCGCTCTGCCGTCATCGGCAAGCTGCACCGGCTGGGCTATACCGCAACGCACCCGGACGCGCCTGCCCGCACGAAGGACATGATCAGCGCCCGTGGCACCCGCACCCGGATTGCAGGCGGCGGTCATGGCGGCAAGCGTGTGGCCGGTGGCGTCGTCAAGGCGAAGATTGTTCACCAGACGGTCAAGAGCCAGCTCAAGGCTGGTGCGGCAATTTTCCCGATCCAGATGAACCCGACGCGGTTTATTGATCTTGAGCGCGACCAGTGCCGGTTTCCAATCGACGACATCAATGCTCCGGGGACCGCTGAGACGCTTTTCTGCGGCGCTCACCAGCGCGACGGCTCATCCTACTGCGAGCACCATCATGCGCGCTGCATGACCCCTTACAAGCGCGCCAAGAAGCCCCGAGACCGCAGCGGCTTTATTGCCCGCGATAAGTTCGTGTTTGGGGTGGCAGCATGACCCTTGCCCATTCCCAGCCGGAAGCCGAGCCGATCACTGCGCCGCATAATCTGGATGCAGAGCAGGCGCTGCTTGGTGCCATGCTTTACGATAACGCGGTCTTCCATCGCGTTGCCGACTGGCTGAAAGTCGAGCACTTCTATGATCCGGTTCATGGCCGGATCTTTGACGCCGCCGCCCGTCAGATTAACGCCGGGTCCGTGTGCGATGCTGTAACCCTTAAGTCGCGCTTTGAGAAAGATGACGGCCTGGCCGACATTGGCGGCACGGAATACATTTCCGATCTCGTCGCCGGCGCCTGCTTTGGCAATGCCGCGGTTGAATATGCGAAGATCGTTTTTGAACTTTCCCGCCGCCGTGAGCTGATGCAGATCGGCCGCGAGCTGGTGGACTCCAGCAGCGATGACGCCGACCTCAACCCGATTGAGCTTGTGGAGGCCACAGAGCGCCGTTTGGCAGAGTTGACGGGTACAGAGGAGGGCGAAGCCTGTTTCACCGCTGGAGAGGCCCTTAGAGCGGCCCTTGGCGCACCTGTGGAGTTTATCGAGACCGGACTGGCCGGGTTTGACGACCTGCGCGCGATTGCGCCGGGACTGACTATCATCGGCGGGCGGTCGAGCATGGGCAAGTCCGCCCTTCTGTGCGATCTGGTCTTGCGGTCGGCACAGCGTGGCCGCTCGGCTCTCATGCTGTCGAACGAGATGAACGCCCGGCAAATCGCCTCCCGCTGGGCCGCGACCCTTACCGGCGTGCCATACTTCCACATTATGAACGGAACCATGCACCGCGACCAATCGGACCGCGTGGCGGAAGTCCTGCCGGAAATCGACCGTCTTCCAGTGACGATTATCGAATGCCCTGGCGTAAACATTGCCGGCATCCGCTCCCGTATTCGTCGCTGGAAGCGCGATCAGGAGCGCGCCGGAAACAAGATCGGCGTCATTGGGCTCGACTATCTGCAAAACATCGGCGGCGCTGGCGGGTCCATCTATGAGCGCACCAGCGACATTGCCTTGGGCTTGCAGACCATCCAGCTGACCTTTGACGTTCCGCTTGTGGTTGCCTGCCAGCTTTCACGCGCTGCCGAGCACGAAAAAGACAAGCGCCCCTCGATCCGTCATTTGCGCGATAGCGGCAAGATCGAGGAAGTCGCCGACAAGATCATCCTCGTTTACCGGGACGCCTATTATGCCGAGCGGGAACCGGAGGAGTCCGACACCTCCAAGGAAATGGACCGCCGCGAGCGGGCGTCATCCCGGCTGGTCGAAGCCGATGTTGCCAAGAACCGCCAAGGCGCGCTCGGCAAGGTCAAACTGATGGGCGACATGGCCTGCAACCGCTTTGAGGATTGGGGGGCTTAGAATGTCTGTCGAGGCGATAACCTGGGCTGTAAAATACCCCGCTGAAAACGCGACCGAGAAAGCCATCCTGCTGGTGCTTGCGAACTATGCAGACGGCGCCGGCGCGAGCTTTCCGGGTCAGCAGTCGATAGCCTCACTGGCTTCATGTGGTGAACGCACTGTCCGCCGCGTCCTGGCCAGCTTTGAGGAGCGCGGAATCATCCGCCGTGAGGAGCGCCGCCGGCGTGACGGTTCGCGCACTTCTGACGTGATTGTTCTCGTCGCGTTTCAGCAAGCGGCCAATCTGGCCGGCAGTGATCAACCAACCGGCCAATCTGGCCGCACCAACCGGCCAACCTGTCCGGACCAACCGGCCACTGTGGCCGGGCTCACTACGTTTGACACGTCAGAGGATACACCAGAGACACGGGCGCGCGCGAAAAGCCTTCCTTCGGATGATGACTGCACCAGGTTTGCGAACGCATTCCCGGCTGGTGGAATGGTGAACGTCGCGAAAGCATCCCTTCCGATGGTGCTGGCTCGCCCATCGTTGAAGATCGGCGGAATTGACCAGCTGATTTGCGCGGCGAGCGAGTACGGGCGCCGGGTCGATGAGGCAAAGTCAAAACCGCGAAGCCTGGCCAACTGGCTGGCCGACTGGCCGTTGGTTGAAGAATGCGCCGGAGCTGGCAAGCCGCTTGGCACGGATTGGCGCGGCGAGGTCCAGCTTTTCCAAAGGTTCGGATCTTGGCGCCCAGATGGTCCGTCACCAGGCCAGCCTGGATGCCTGGCGCCGGCCAATGTGCTGGCAGAGTTTGGATACAGACAGGAGCACGCAGCATGACCAGAACACGCATGGGCTACACCTCCGACGAATTGCGCCAGAGTTTCGAGCCGGGCCGGGACGGGCATCGCCAGAACCTGAACGCCCGCGTGCTGGTCAGCGGCCCGAAGGAAGCGCCGCGGTTCGCCTTGTTTGACACCAGCAACCCTATCGAGAAGATGCGGCTGCGCGGTACGCTCGGCAAGGATGAGGCGGAAACCGGCCGGCGATACAGGGCCGCGCGGCTGTGGGCTCGCTTGCATCATGTGGCCAGCTCCGGCGCGCACACCTGCGAGATTGTGGACCGGGTGCAGGGATCGGGCGGTGGTGGCGAGGAAGCGCTTGTCCGGCGCCTGGACGCCAACCATGAGCGTGTCCGGATCCAGATCGACGGGCAGGGCATGACCCTAACCCGCTTCTTCGACCTCGACGCCTGTTGCGCAATCGGTGTCAGCTTCAACCAGCGCGCCAGCCAGTCGGGCCGGCATCACTCGACCGTGCAGCAAAGCGTCATCGCCGGGCTGGACGCGGTGGCCAAGTATGAGCCTTGGCAGCGCCAGCTTGACGCGGAGCCGGTCTTGAAGATCGACCACCTACCGCGGCGGAAGGGCAGGGCGGCGTAACACCGCATCTTGTGCGTCGTGATTGTCTGAATACTACGCATTGACGCACCCGCAATTCCGAGGCATATTTCGCTAGAGTGAAATCACTGTGACCGGCGCGGCCTTCGGGTTCGCGCCGTTTCTGTTTGGGCCTCCTGCTTGCGCTTCCCCTCTGGCGCGGTGGTCGATGGCCCAAAGCCATTCCCGGCCCGGTCAACAACGCACCGCAAGCCTTAGAGGCTTATTTTGGCTCAGGACCGTGAGCCGGGAAGCCCTTTGCAAAGGCCAGAACATGATCAAGCCAACCCTGCCCGAAAGCATCATGGCCCAGTCGTACGGCCTCACCGGCCAGCAGATCGCCGCGGTCGAAATGCTCGGCGCCATGCTGGATCGTGCCAAGGCGTCCGGCGCTATTGGTGCTGCAGCCTGGATCGAGGCAGACGGCACGGCTCATCTGGAAGTCGAGTTCGAGCCTTGCGTCGTCGCGCAGGGTGAAGACTAACGCTGGCTTACCGGCCCTATCCTGCATGTCGCGCCATCAAATGGGGCAATCGGGCCGACAGAGCTTGAATCGGTCCCGGTCTGTCCGCGCTGTAGGTTCTCGATAGAAACCCGCGTGCTGTCCACCGGGCGCCCATCAAGCGTGAAAGTGCAATCGACCATTACCCATTCATACGAGCGCCGGGTGTTGTTCGTCACGGACACAAGAACATGCCCAAGCCGGTGGGATGTATAAGACGGGTTTTCCTCCCATACGCGATCCACGGTTAGCGACAGCCCTTCGCTTTGAGCGAGGGCAGGGGATGCAAGGGCCAGGCCCATGCAGAGCAGAGCAACAATACGCAAGCGCGCCTCCATGATTGACCCGTAAGGGTTAGCCAGTGTTCGCGCTGCAATCCAGTGGAAAGGGGCAAGGCTCCTTCCAGAACCGCGAGGCGGACATGACGAAGAACAAGGGCGGGCGACCGCGCAAAGAGCTTTCGGACGAGGACTTCGACCGCCTTATCGGCATGGTCAAGATCCAGTGTACTCAGGACGAGATCTGCAACATATTCGGCATGACTGCCGAGACGCTGAACACGCGGTTGCAGGAGCGTGGCGAAGAAAGTTTTTCGACGCTCTATAAAAAGCACCAGGACGAGGGCAGGCAATCTCTGCGGCGTGCGCAATGGTCGGCGGCAATGGACGGAAACCCCACGATGCTCGTCTGGCTTGGCAAGCAGATGCTCGGCCAGCGGGACAAGCAGGACATTGCCCAGACCAGCCGGATCGACCTGAGCTTCGACCGAGACGAGAGTGAGCTTTAGCCTCACGCCAAGGCAGGCCGAAGCACAAAGGCTGATCGCCGGGCCTGAGACGCATAACCTGATCTACGGCGGGTCGCGGTCGGGCAAGACGTTCCTGTTCTGCCGGACGATTGGCATTCGGGCGGTCAAGGCGCCAGGATCGCGCCATGCTATCATCCGGTTTCGGGCTGCGGACGCCCGCCAAGCGGTATGGGCGGACACCTGGTCGAAGATGATGTCGGTGTGCTTTCCCGGCGTGCGTCGATTGCCAAACAAGCAGGACGGTTTCGAGGAGCTGGAGAACGGCTCTCAAATTTGGTTCGGCGGTCTGGACGATGCAGAGCGGGCCGACAAGATCCTCGGCAAGGAATACGCGACCATATACCTGAACGAGGTCTCGCAGATTTCTTACCAGTCCGTGCTGACCGCCCGAACGCGCCTGGCGCAAAACGTGGCGCAGGCTGACGGCCACCCGCTCAAGCTGAAAGCGTATTACGACCTGAACCCGGTTGGCGCGGTACACTGGACGTTCAAAGAGTTCGAGGAAGGCATAAACCCGATTGACGGGGAGGCCATTCCGCCCGGAGACCGGACGGTCTTTCGGATCAACCCGCTGGACAATACGGCAAACCTGCCGGAAGGCTATTTGGCGCAGCTTGAGGCCATGCCGGCCGCGCAGCGCAAGCGCTTTCTGTCTGGCGAATACACCCGCTCCTATGACGGGGCGATCTGGGCGGAAACAAGCATTCGCCGCGTCGGGGCCAATGACCTGCCGGACATGCGCCGCATCGTGGTCGCAGTCGATCCGTCCGGCGCGGCTGAGAAGGGCGACAAGCGGTCAGACGACATCGGCATCGTGGTTGCGGGCGTCGATATGAACGGCCGGGCCTATGTGCTGGAAGACCTGACGATGAACGGTGGGCCAGAGCAATGGGCTGCGGCCACGGTCGGGGCATATCACCGGCACCGGGCAGACAGCATTGTTGCCGAGCGCAATTTCGGCGGGGACATGGTTCGGGCCGTCATCCAGGCGCAGGACAAGCGCGCGCCGGTCAAGATGGTCACGGCATCACGGGGCAAGGTTCTCAGGGCTGAGCCGGTCGCGGCGCTCTATGCGTCGGGCGATGTGTTTCACGCGGGCCGGTTCCCGGATCTTGAGGACCAGATGTTCGCAATGACGCGGGCCGGATACATGGGCGACCGGTCGCCTGACAGAGTGGATGCGCTGGTCTGGGCGCTGACAGATTTGATGCTGGCCGGTTCATACGGCGAGCGGGTTAAGGTGGGCTTCGGATGAGCAGCACTGTTGCAAATGCCAGCGCTCAGCATGAAGCGCGCGTGGATGAATGGAAGAAGGTGCGCGCCACTGCTGCAGGCCGCGCCAAGGTCATTGAGGGTGATGACTTCGTAAAGCGCCTGCCCGGCCACGACAGCGAAACCTACACGGCTTTCAAGGGCCGCGGCTATTTCCTGAACGCCACCGCGCGATCAATCGAGGGCCTTGTCGGTCTTTTGTTCCGCAAGGCACCCCAGGCGCAATACCCAGACGCGCTGGCGGTCTATGCTGAGGACTTGACCCGGACGGGCCAGAGCGCGGCGAAGATGGCAGAGCAGATCGCCGAGGAGATCCTCACGGCTGGCTGTGTCGGCATTTTGATTGACCACCCGGAGACGGTCGAGGGTGACACCGTGGCGGCACGCGAAGCGCAGGGCGTTCGCCCCTATGCGCGCCTGTATGCGGCGGAAAGCATTCTCGGCTGGAAAGAGACGACCATCGGCGCCGAGCGCGTGATCAGCCAAGTCCGGCTGAAAGAGGCCGTCGAGCTCGATGACAATGCGGACGAGTTCAAGAGCCAGAAAGTCGAGCGCGTGCGTGTGCTGGATCTTGAGAATGGGGCATATCGCGTCCGCGTCTTTGAGAAGGTGAGAAACAAGGGCGGGGATCTTGATTGGGTGCAGCTTGAAGCGGATCGCTTTCCGCAGATCGCCGGCCAGCGCCTGAACCGCATCCCGTTTCGCTTCGTCACACAGCGCGGGGCCGAGGCTGTCATGCCCAAGCCGCCGCTCCTCGACCTGGCGGATGTGAATTGCGCGCACTTCAATGACTCTTGCCTCTATCAGTGGGGCATCATGTGGACGGCCAACCCGACGCCGTGTTTCGTCAACCTTGACTTGAGCGAGGGCGAAAAGGTCGCGCTTGGATCGTCCGGCGGGCTGAGTTTTCGCGAGGGTGGAAGCGCCTTCTTCCTTGAGTTTGGCGGGCAGGGCCTCGGCACGATCCGTCAGGCGATGGAAGACAAGCGCCGGGACATGGCCGTCATGGGCGCCCGCATGCTGATGGAAGACCGCCGGCAGGTGGAAGCGGCTGAGACGGCCCAGATCCACCGCGCGGGCGAAAACAGCATCCTTGCGGCCATCTCGTTCTCGATTTCCGAGGCGATGGAATGGGCGCTTGATCTGGTGGGCCGCTGGGCGGGTATTTCGTCCGGATCGATCACGTTCTCGGTGAATAAGGATTTCATGCCGGCCGCGCTGGACGGTCAAACCCTGACGGCCCTGATGCAGGCTTGGCAGGGTGGCGGGCTTTCCTCGCGTGATTTGTTCGACTGCCTGCAGCGCGGCGAGCTGATCCGCGAAGACAAGACGTATGAGGACCACGAGGAGGAGTTGGACAGCGAGCCGGTAAGGGTGCCGGACGTTGCCCCGCTGATGGCCAATGACGCCAGCCGAGGAGCTTAGAGACCTCACCATCTCGCACCAGATCGGGCTTTTGCGCCTGTCAAATGCGACGGTGAGGAAAATGCTCGGCCTGCTGGCTCGAACCGAGGCCGACATTGTGCGTCAGCTTCGACTGGTGGACCCTGACAGCCAGGTTGGCCAACGGCTCGACCGGCAATTGGCTGTCGTCTCGCGCATGTATCGCGAAGCCTATGACGAGCTGACCGGCGTGCTGGTCGCGGACATGGACGATCTCGCGGTCTATGAGGCGCAGTTTACGGCCCGGCAGTTTCGCAACACGGTCGGCGTGGCGTTTGATGTGCCGACCCGCCCTGTTGTGATTGCCGCGGTCAATTCCCGGCCCTTCCAGGGGCGGTTCTTGCGCGAATGGATGGCGGGTATAGGCGAAGACCAAGGCCGGCGCGTTCGGGACGCGGTGCGCATGGGATTTGTGGAGGGTGAAAGCCTTTCCCAGATCGTGGCGCGGGTTCGCGGGACGCGGGCGGCGGGCTTCAAAGACGGCATTCTCGAGATCGGGCGCCGGTCAACCGAGCGCATTGTGCGAACGGCGGTCACGCATACGGCGGCGCGGGCGCGTGAGGCGGCGTTTTCCTCGTCCGGCGATCTGGTCCGGGGCGTGCAGTGGACATCGGTTCTCGACGGCCGCACCTCGCTTGTGTGCGCTGGACGCGATGGCAAAGAGTACCCAATGAACGAGGGGCCACGGCCTCCCGCGCATCCCAATTGCCGCTCGCAGATCACGGCGGTCCTGGACGGCTTTCCGGCCCCGGAGCGCACGACCTACGAGGAATGGCTGAAACGCCAGCCAAAAGACTTTCAGGACGAAGTGCTCGGGCCTACACGGGCCAAGGCGTGGCGCTCGGGCGAGATCCCGCTGGGCCGCTTTGTTGATCGCAAGGGCCGTGCCTGGTCGCTTGATGAATTGCGCCGCCGCGAGGGGCTTGATATTTAGGGGCATGGCTGATTTGCCGCCCCGCCTTCGCGTCGTGAAGAATGAAAAGCCGGCGACCCCTACGGGCCACGGGCTGCTGACCTGCAATGTGTGCCGGATAGATACCGGCGTTGCAGGGACCAGCTTTATCGAGATCAAGCGCATGCCGCTGCTCAAGGGCTCCCGCGTTGTGGGTGGCCAGAAGGGCCTTGCATGCCTCGATTGCCTCTCACGGGGCAAGGTGACGCTCTTGTAAGCGCGCCGACCTAGCGCCGGGCGATGCCGGGCAGAGTGAAGCGAGCGGCTTAGGGCCGCTTTTTTTATGGCGAGGCCATCCCAAAATGACCGAACAACCGAACGACGCTGGCACCAGCGGCGATGACGATGCTGTGGCCAAAGCTACGGCAGGCTTGAAAGCCAAGAATGACGAGCTGCTGGGCAAGCTCAAGGCGCAGAAGGACGAGCTTTCCGCGCTGAAATCCCAGTTCGACGAGATCCAGGCCGCGCGGGAATCCGCCGAGGCTGAGAAGGCCGAGAAAGAGGGTGACATTGCCAAGCTGCGCGAGCAGATGGAAGCGCGCCACAAGAAGGAATTGGAGAAGCTGTCCGCTTCTCTGGAGGCCGAGAAGGGTGTGAATCACAAACTTCTGGTCGAAAACGGTTTGAGCGCCGCTCTCACGAAAGCGGGCGTGAAGCCGGAATACATGGATGCAGCCAAGGCGCTGCTCCAGACGCAATCGAAAATCGAGCTTTCCGACTTCGACGGCCAGCGCGCCGCCGTGGTCGATGGAAAACCCCTGGCCGAGTTTGTCACCGGATGGGCTCAGGGCGACACGGGCAAGCACTTTGTTGCGGCCCCTGCCAATTCCGGTGGCAACGCCCAAGGGGCGCTTGGGGCTGATGGCTCCGGCAAGACGATCACCCGCACCGCGTTCGATGGCCTCGGCCATGCCGAGCGCGCCGCCAAGGTGAAGGACGGCTTCAAAGTCGTCGACGAAGCCTGACCCGGCAAGGCCGGTCGCCAGCTTCTCATCCTCCTACGCCATCAGCTTGAAAGGCAATTATCATGGCAAACGTTCTTACTGATCTGGCGGCCGACATCTACAAGGCCGCCGATGTTGTCGGCCGCGAATTGGTCGGCTTCATTCCCGCCGCAACCATCAACGCGGACGGCTCCGAGCAGGCCGCGCTGAATGATACGGTTCGCTCGCACGCCACCCGCGCCGCGACGATCAACAATGTCGCCCCGTCGATGACCATCCCGGAAGGCGATGACCAGACGGTCGATAACAAGACCCTGACCCTCGACACGGCCAAGGCCGCCGAGATCCCGTGGACCGGCGAAGACATCCGCCACGTCAACAACGGCTCTGGCTATGAGACCATCTATGGCGACCAGATCGCCCAGGCGATGCGCGCTCTGTCCAACCTGATCGAGGCTGACCTCGCCACCGAAGCCTATCAGAATGCCTCGCGCGCTGTCGGCACCGCTGGCACCACGCCGTTTGCGTCCAACTTCAACACGGTCGCCGAAGTTCGCCAGATCCTGGCCGACAACGGTTGCCCGATGAATGACCGGCAGATCTCGCTGGTCATGGACACGTCCGCCTCCACCAAGCTTCGCAATCTCGCACAGCTCCAGAAGGCGAACGAGGCCGGTTCGGACAACCTGCTGCGCCAGGGCGTTCTGCTCGACCTGCAGGGTCTGGCCATGCGTGAATCCGCGCAGGTCCAGTCGCACACCATCGGCACGGGTGCTTCCTACCTGATCGACCTGACCGCTGGCTATTCGGCCGGCGACAAGACGATCCACGTCGACACCGGCACCGGCACGTTCGTTGCGGGTGACATCATCACGGTTGCCGACGATCCGTTCGGCGGCAAGTACGTGGTCGGCACCGGCTTTGCGGGTGACGGCGACGGCGACGTGGTTCTTAATGCGGCCCTGATCAAGGATGCGGCGTTCGTGAACAACAAGGCCGTGACCATCGGCGCTGCCTACACGGGCAACGTCGCTTTCCACCGCTCGGCCCTTGAGCTCGCGATGCGCGCTCCGGCCAACCCGGTCGGCGGTGACGCGGCTGTCGATATGATGGTTGTTCAGGATCCGCACTCCGGCCTGGTCTTCGAGGTGTCCGTCTACAAGGGCTACAAGAAGTCCATGATCTCGGTCGGCGCCGTGTGGGGCACCAAAGCTTGGAAGCCGGAGCACATCGGCCTGCTGCTCGGCTAACCCACGTTTGAACGCGGGGGCGGGTTTCGGCTCGCCCCCGTTTCTATGAGGTCTTCCTTATGTCCCTGATCACCGAAGACGGCACCGGCCTTGCGTCGGCTGAATCCTATCTGTCCGTCGCGGACGCGGACACCTACTGGGCAAACCGGGCCGACACGACCTGGGATGCGGCGACAGACCCGGCCAAGGAAGCGGCCCTTCGCAAAGCAACCGAATATCTCGACGCGACCTTTCGCTGGGTCGGGGTGATCTCCTCAACCTCGCAGGCGCTGGGCTGGCCGCGATCTGGTGCCTATGACCACGAAGACCGGCAGCTTGATAACCGGGTTCCCAGCCTGCTGGCCAATGCGACCGCAGAGCTTGCCAGGGAAGCGCTTTCCGCCGAGCTGCTTGTGACGGTCTCACGCAATGACCGCGCCAGCCGAGTTAAGGCCGGCTCTGTCGAAGTCGAGTTCGAGCCAGGCGTTTCGGTGCAGAAGGCATTCGACCGCGCCGAACGCATGCTGACCCCGATTGTTACCGGCCGCGTGGGCTCCTCGACGATTGCGCTGGTGAAGTCCTGATGGCGCTCATCGATGAAATCGCCGGGCTTGTCTACAGCGCCGCCAATGGCGTCGGCGGCACGACTTGGGACATCACCCTCAAGAAGCGCGGCGCGGCCACTGTAGACGCCTATGGCGGCTATACGCAGGCCACCACGGACACGACCGGCCGCGGCTTCATTGAAGACTACACGGCCACCGCCCGGCAAATGGGCGGCATCCCGATCACTGACCGGAAGATCACGCTTTTCGCCGCGTCCATGTCGGCTGACCCAGAGGTCGGCGACACCGTGACCGCGGAAGGCGCTGATTACGAAATCATCACGGTGCAGCGCGACCCCGCCGCTGCGACTTGGGTCTGTCAGGCCCGCTAATTCAAGGACTATCGCTCATGGCCATCACGTCCAGCTTTGCGAACCTGGCGACCGTCACCCGCGCGTCAAAGAAAACTGACGCGGGGGGCTGGGATTTCACCAATGGCGGCACGGTCGGCACGCTCACAGAATACGCTTCTGGCGTTGCAGCAATTCACCCCACGGCCGGGATTCTGATTGAGGAAGGCAGTACGAACCATATCCGCAATCCGCGTTTTGAGGGAGGCACGATTGGAGTTATTGGCTCAGGCGGTGCTTTGCCGACGAACATGGTCAGCGTTCCTCAAGGGACGACGGTTGAGCTGGTTGCGGTCGGTGAAGAGGACGGCACGGAGTACATGGACATCAAATGGTCTGGCACGCCAACCGCCGATCCAGAAGTGCAGCTTGAATCGACGACAGCTATCAGCGCGAGTGTCGGAGAAGAGTGGACGCTCTCCTATGGTGCAAAGTTGGTAGCGGGGGACTTGACGAATATCACAGGTGTCAAGGTTCGTATGGTCGAGCGTATTAGCGGCAGTTATGCTGGGGAAGGCTCTGTTTCGTTCACTCCTGATTCCATTCACAGACGTTATGTATTTACGCGCACGCTCGCCAATGCAAGCGTCACAAATATTCACCCGTACCTCGCGATTGATTGGGACGGATCGGGGGCGATAGACCTAACGATTCGTTTCTATGTTCCTCAAATGGAAGAGAAAGCCTACCCGACATCCCCAATTTTGCCGACTGCTGCCAGCCCAGCAGCCAGCACGCGCGCCGCTGATTCCGTTGCTGTCGCCAATGGATCTTGGTCAAACGATGATGGCGCCGGAACTATCTTTGCCGAGTTTGCGTTCACCTATGACGGCCAGGCTTCCAATTTTCCTCGCGTGCTCGGATACGGGGCGGACAGCTCAAACCGAGTTGACGTTTATCGCAACCAGGCTACGGAGTCGCTTTTCGCGCTTTTGTCTGACGGTGGCGCCACGCAGGCATCTATTACCACTGGCACGGCGCCAGCGGCCACAACAAAAAAAGTTGCTGTCGCCTGGGCCGCTGATGATGTGGCCTTTTCTGTTTCTGGCGGGACACAACAGACAGATTCGAGCGCGACAATCGGTTTCGGTGCCGCCGTTTTGCGGCTTGGTGCGGGCGCTGGAAATACGAACGCATCCGCGGGGGTCTACATCAAAGATCTGCGCTACTTTCCACGCCGTCTGTCGAATGCCGAGCTTGAAGCACTGGTGGGAAATTGATCATGGCCGGATATTTTTACGCATACGCCAGCGAGGCGACCGCCCGCTCTGCCAAGCCCGATTGGTTTGAACAAGACGAGGAAGGCGGCTATGCCCTGCGCTCCCCTCGCGTTGTGGCATCCACGCGCGGACTGTGGTTGGTCGAGCCAGTCCTGTCTGAGCCGGATGAAAACGGCGACCAGATCGTCATTACGCCCGGCGAGCGCTCGGCTGATTTCGTCATTCTGTCGCCGGAGCGCGACGGCACCGAGGCGCGGTTGATTGATCCGCCTGGACATCAAGGCTTTGCCTGATGGTTGGCGCTCGCGTCACGGGTGTTGCTGACCTGCAAGTCGAGATGCAGAAAATCGGCCAGCGTTTCCAGCGCAATGTCATTCGCGAGGCTTCGCACGTCGCGGCGCTGGATCTCGAACGCCATATCGTCACCTCGATCAATCAAGGCCCGGCCACCGGCAAGATGCGCGCCAATGGCAAGTCGCGCGCGTCCGCGCCTGGCGAATACCCGATGACGGACATGGGCATCCTGGCCTCGTCCATCTCGACCGACCGCCGCAACAATGGCGCGGATGTGGTGGCGCGCGCGCCCTATGCGGAACGCCTGGAGTTCAAAGACCCGGCGCGCGGCGGGCGTCCTTTTATGCGGCGTGGGCTGCAGGAGAACGAAAACCGGATTTATCAGATCGTCCTCTGGGCGGCTCGCCGGATTTTGCAAAGGCCTTAGCCATGCTCTCAGGACTGCCACTACTGGAAACCGTCAGAGCAGCTCTGACGGGCGACGGCCTGCTGGCTGGATTCATGGGCGGGACGGCAAATGTCTTCGCTCTGGACGCGCCGGATAATCAAGCCCTGCCATACATCACGCTCTCATTCGTCAGCGCGACGGATTGGAGTTCTGGCAGCTTCGACGGTGATGAGATCCAGTTTCAGGCCGCCGCTCATTTCGAGCGCGGCAAGTCTGGATCCGCAACGGGCGCGGTGGACGTTTCCAAAGCCATCGAGCGCATTCGTGACGTGCTTACTCATCGCGACGGCTTCGACCTGAATGCCAGCCCGGCGGAAGGTGAAACTGTTGCTCTCGATTTTCTGACAGGCCCCATGCGGGTCGCGCCGGCCGCCGACAAGCGGCTGGTGTCCTGTCGCTATGTCTCGGCCGCCATCATTCCTGGGCTGAATGATGATCCGGCGGGCGGTGTCGCGTCCGGTGTGGCGCGGGGCCAATCCATCAGCGGTGTCGTGACGTTCCGCGCTCTCATCAGCCCTTCCAACTAGGAGCTTAAATCATGGCCGCTCAAAAAGGTCTCGCCTATCTTCTCAAGATCGACATCTCGTCGACCTTCACCACCATTGCCGGCATGCGCTCGCTGGAAATGCGGATGAACCGCACCCCGGTCGATGTCACCAATGCTGACAGCTCTGGCTTTGCCCGTGAGCTGCTTTCGACCGCCGGCAAAAAGACGCTGGACGTGTCCTTCTCCGGCATCTTCACCGATGCCGCCGCCGATGCCGCGCTACAGACGGATTTTGAAGCCGGCACGCTTCGCGACTTCCAGATCATCATCCCCGATTTCGGCACCTATGAGGGCGGCTTCATCATCACCGACCTTTCGCACAATGGCGCCTATGAGGGCGGCGGCGAGTTCTCGATCTCGCTGCAGTCCGGTGACGCCTGGGCCTTCTCGGCGGCATAGGGGAAAAAGATGGCCAATAAGGCACGCGGCGAAGTGCGGGTCGAAGTCGGCGGCGAGGCGTTTGTCTTCGTCGCCAACCTCGGCGCGCTCGCAGACATCGAGGACGCGCTCGACAAGCCCTTTCCTGAAATCGCGGCCGGCATGCAGTCCGGTTCGGTTTCCGTGCGGGTGCTGCTCGCATGCGCTGAGGCGTTCGCTAAGGCGGGCGGGGCATCCGATCTTTCCGCCCTGCGCAATTGCAATGACTTGGCCGGGCTCGCCTCGGCGGTCGGGGCTTGTGTCTCGGCTGCATTTGCGGGCGAGGGCAAGTCGGGAAACGGCGACGGGGCGAAGACCTAGCCGAGATCCCGTGGCGCGGCTGGATCGCGCTAGGGATTGGCAAAATGGGACTTCGCCCGGCTGATTTCTGGGCCATGAGCGTCTTGGAGTGGACCGTGGCGGCTGAGGGCTTTGCCGAGTTCCACGGGGCCGGAAAGCCCGACCTCCCCACGATGGAAGAAATCGAAGCGGCCATCGCATGGGATGAGTCGCGGCAGAAGGGTTAAGCAATGGTCAGCGCGGGCGAGGTCAAAGTCCACATCACCGGCGATATGCGTGACCTAGATGTTGCGCTTCGTCAGGCCCAAGGCGCAACCAGCCGGGCGGCCAATCGCATGCGGGCCAGCTTCGCATCCCTCGGTCGAGGTGTCGCTAACGTCGGTGCCCTTATCGCCGCTGCAATCGCGGCTGGTGTCTCCATGTCCGTTCGCGAGGCGGCGGGCGCTGAGGAAATCCGCTCGAAGTTCAATGCGGTTTTCCGTGGTAGCGCGGACGATGTGCGGGACTGGGCTGAGACGACCGCCGACGCGGCCTCCCGCTCGTCAATCGCGCTGGAACAATACCTCTCGACATTTCAGGATACGTTCGTTCCGCTGGGCTTTGCCCGTGAAGAAGCCGCGCAATTCTCGCAGACCCTGACCCAGCTTGCGCTGGATCTGGCCAGCTTCAACAATGAGAGCGAGCCAGACACGATTCGCGCGCTGCAATCTGCGCTGGTCGGCAATCACGAGACCGTGCGCCGCTATGGCGTCATCATTGATCAGGCCGCGCTTAATTCCGAGCTGCTGAATATGGGCATCCGGGGCGGCACGGACGCCGCCACCGCGCAGCAGATGGCGATGGCCCGCCTGAATATCATCATGGCCGGCACTGTTGACGCTCAAGGCGACGTTTTCAGGACCGCGGACAGCGCAACGAACCAATATCGCGAGCTGCAAGCCGAGATCCGGGATGCTGCGGTTGCCATTGGGCAGAGCTTCATGCCCGCTGCCAAAGTCATGATGGCATGGGCAATGGAAATCACCCCGCACATCGAGCGCGTGGGTGTCGCGCTTGGCAATGCGTTCGACAGCTTTGGGCGCCAATTCGCAGAAAATCAATTCAACCCAGAGACGGAAGGACGCATTGAGGCAGAGCTTGCTTCCATAGAGCGCGCGGTCGAAAGTTTCTGGAGATCAATTGAAAGAAACGAAAACCGCATAATCAGCTTGCCGGTGCTGACCTCGTTTATCGGCGCAGATCAAGCAGGCGGCATCGCCGAAAACTACAGAGCACCCGGCGGCGTTCCTAATCAAATCAGTGTAGTCGGGCAGCTCGAAACGGTGGTCGCGCTAAATGAGCGCATTGCCGAGCTTCGCGCCCAGCTTTCTGACCTAACCAATACCCAGGACAATAACACCGGCTCGACGGATGCGGTGACGCAGAGCATGGACGATTTCCTGGCCACCTTGCAGCCGGCAATTCGCGCAGAGGTGGAGCACAACCGGGAGCTGGAGGAATACGGGCGGCTGGCTGAAAACTTCGCGGAGAAAACCGAGCTTCGCAATGCTGCCATCCGTGAAAGCAAGACGGCTCTGGAAGAAGTTTCTGGATCGTTCGAGCGCTTCACTATCGACAGCGAGCGCGCGGCCTATTCCGTCACCGAGGCTATCGGCTCGGCCTTCGACAATATGGCGCGCGGCATCAAGGTCACATTTAACGATCTGGCCAGCGAAATCATGTCCATCATGGCCCGGATCGCGTTCAACAACCTGATCGCCCAGCCTGTCGCCAACTTCACGCAGGGCCTTTTCGATGGCGCGCTCGGCACCGTCTTGGGAACGGGTTCCGGCGCAGCCGTCAAAAGCGCGGCCAGCAAGGCAGGCGCTCAGCCGGTCGGGCAGACCATTATCAACATTGACGCCAAATACGCGACCGAGGGGACGGCCCAGATGATCGCCCGCGCCTTCCAGCAGAACGCGCCGGCACTGGTGCAACAATCGGTCTCTGCCTCGGTTGAAGCCGTCACCCAGCAGTCAGGCATGAGGAGCGCGATCTAATGGTTGCCAGCCTTCCAACCGCGCCCGGCCCGCGCCGTGTCAATTTGCGCCTCGCAGCCAATAGCGCCAGCCATGTCAGCCCGATTACCGGGGCGACCCAGACAAGCGCGCGCTTCGGGGCAATGTGGATGCTCGATATTGAGCTTCCGCCCCTGTCGCGCCGGCAGGCCGGGGAGTGGCTTTCCGTCCTAGCCGACGCAAATGGCGTCTCCGGCTCGATCTATGCCGGGCCGCACTGCCCGCGCCCGGTCGATTACTATGATGCCACGGCCAACCCCAACCACCCGCAATCTGCCAGCCTGTCGCTGGATTTCATCGCCGGGGAGTATGCGGCCCGCTGGGTGACAACCCCGACTCCCTTGGTTGACGGCGGATCCCAGACCGGCACGACGCTCGATACGGACGGGTGGAGTGAAGGCGACGGCCTGAATAAAGGCGACTGGATCGCGTTCGAGAACGGCACCTTCCGCGAACTGCACATGGTCACGGCTGACAGCTTTGCAGACAGCAATGGCGACATGACGATCACGCTGGCCCCGAAGATCAGGCGCAGCCCGTCCGACAATGCCGCCCTGATTATCGAGCGCGCGACGGGCGAGTTCATCGCGGCCGACAATGACCAGGCCGCAGAGGACTTCGACGGGGTGAACGGGACGCGCTCGATCGGTCTCAAGCTGCGGGAGTTCCTGCGATGAGCCAGACAGCCAACTTCAAGTCGGAAACAACCGCCGCCCAGAACGCGCCCTTTGCGATGGTCCGGCTGGATCTTCCTTCCGGCACTGTGCGCTTTTTCACCGGCATCGGGGAGCTATCATGGGACAGCCAGACATGGACCGGCGCGGGCGATTTGGGCTTCATTGGCCCGCTGGAAAGCGCCACGGAATTGCGCGCCGGAAGGGTGCAAATCGGCCTCTCGGGTCTAAACTCATCGGTGAAGGCTGACGCGCTGAATGAGCTGGTGCGCGGCTCCGATGTCTACATTTATCTCGGCTTCTTCAATCTCGCGACGGACGCCATCATTGCTGACCCCTGGCTCGCTTTCTTTGGCAAGGTGGATGAGCCGTCCGTGACCGAGAAAGAGGACGGAATCGACATCACCGTTTCTTGCCTCGATGGCGTCGGCGCGGCGCTTCGCCGGACAGAGCATCGCCGGAACGGGGCCGATCAGGAAGCCATTTTTTCCGGTGACGAAATCTTCGAGTTTGTGGCCGATAGCACACCGCTTAATTGGGGCGCGCCCGGCGCGGCTGTGACCGGCGGTTCCGGCAGCGGCGGCTCCGGGGCCGGCACCGGCCTCTCGCCCGGCCGGACGCTGCGCGATTATTAAAGACCGCGCGCGGCTTGAGGCTTTCCTCATCCGCAACCGCTGCAAGCCGGTCGACTATCGGGCTTGGGATTGCGCGCGCTATGCCGCTGCGTGGCTGGCCGACAGCGGTCATCCCGTCAGCCTTCCGCACTGGTCAAATAAGTTCGGCGCCCTGCGCGTTGTGCGCCGGCATGGATACCGCTTGGCCGATCTGATGGCTGATTACGCGGGAAGCCCGACAGAACCGGCCCGCGCGCCTTGGGGCGCCATCGTGGCCCTGCCTTCGCCGCCTCTTGATGCCTTGGGCATCGCGGACGGCTCCTCCGCAATCTTCCTCGCGCCAAACGGTGGCTATACGCGCCGCCCGCTCCGCGCCTGCTCTCATGCCTGGGTGACCTGATGCCTCCTGTCGTCGGTGCTGTTACGACCTTTATTGCATCCGCGCTCACCGCCGGATTTACGCAATCGGTGGGGGCCACGCTTTGGGGCTTTGCCCAGCGCGCCCTGATCTCGGTCGGCCTTGGCTTGGCGTCCAGCGCGCTGACCCCAAAGCCAAAATCTCCCAGCTTCAATGATCCGGGCCGGCCGCTGGCTTTCCAGCCCAACCCGGACGCGCCGCGGCAGGTCATTTATGGCGAGACGGCCATCGCCGGCCAGATCATCGCCCAGCGCACCTCCTCCAATAACAAATACGCGCACTTTATCGCCGCCCTTGGCGATGGCGGTCCCTATGAAAGCGTCGAGGCCATCCGGCTCAACAATGAGACCGTAACGCTGGACGGATCGGGCTATGTGACCGCCCCGACCAAGTGGGCCAGCTCGAAATGCCGGATCGAAACCAAGCTCGGCACGGAAAGCCAGACGGCATTCTCGTCAGCGGTTTCCGAGATCAGCGATTGGACGAGCGACCATGCAGGCAAGGGCGTGGCGCTGGCTCATATGCGCTATGAGTACGACCCGGAGGTCTGGACCAGCGGCATTCCTTCGCCCCTGTTCATCATGCGCGGCCGCAAGGTTTACGATCCGCGCCTTGACAGCTCGCCCGGCAATGACCCGACGAATGCGTCCTATATCGCATGGTCTCAAAACCCGGCGCTCTGGGCGCTCGACTATATCCGGGGCGTCGAAACAAACGGGACGCGCGTCCTAGGCTTGGGCGTTCCCTCTGCCCTGATCGACTGGCAGAGCTTTGCCGACGCCGCGGACGTGTGCGACGAGACGGTCGCGGTAAAGGCGGGCGGCACGATTGCCCGCTATACCGGCGGCGGTGGCATCGTCTCGGCGGCTGACGATCCGATTGCCGTGCTTGAAGCCATGATGTCGGCGATGGCCGGCGTTCTCACCACGCGCTCGGGCCTGATCTCGATTTATGCAGGCGAGGCCCAGACCGCGACGGTGACGCTGACCGATGACGATCTGGCCGGGCCGATCCGTGTGACGGGCGCGCGGTCCATCCGCGAAACGGCGAACGCGGTCTCGGTCCAGTATCGCGAACCCTCAGCGGGCTATAATTTTGCAGGCGCTCCGGCCTATCGTAATTCGACTTGGGAGACCGAGGACGACAGCGAAGTGCTGTGGACCGAGCTACGCCTGCCTTTCACCGATGACCACCGCGTTGCGCAGCGCCTGGCCAAGATCCACGGCGGCAACAAGCGCGAGCCCCGCGAGATATCCGCGCGCTACAAGATCAAGGCCATCCAAATTCAGGAAGGCGAGGTCTTCACGCTCGACAGCGACAGCTACGGGTCGGCGGCAAATGGGAAATATCGCGTCGTCTCGCGGAAGATCAACCCGGACGGCTCCGTTGACATCACGGCTCGCTCGGAGACTGACAGCAAATACGACTGGACCGCCGCAAGCGAGGAGCAAGACCCGCCGGCCGGCACAGTCGCCGCCGCTTCAACGCCGACCACGGCCACCCCGACCGGCTGGAGTGTGACGGCAACAGAGGTCAGCGGACCACAAGGCGCGGTGCAGACTGTGCTCAATATCGCAGCTCCGGGCAGCATCGACGCTTCGGTCCTGTCCGTCGAAATCGAGTATCAACGGCAAGCGGGCGCCAGCCTTGGGCTGGACTTCCTTGGCTCGCAGTTTTCCAGCGAGAGCGGATCTGTTGCTGGGGATGGCGACTATATCCCGGTCGCGACCCTTTCCCGCGCTCAAGCCCTGAACGGCTATCGTATCCCGAACGTCGAGCGCGCGCGGGGCTATTCGATCCGCATTCGATACCGCAGCTCGTTCTATATCGCCTCGGATTGGCTGACTATCGAAGCCGCGGTCGATCAGGGTGGCGCCGCGCTGGCCGCACCTAGCGGCTGGACCGCTGCCGGATCGACCCAGACCAGTGCCGAAGGATATGCCCGGCCGGTGGTGACAGTCACTGCCCCGACCTCCGGTGTTCCGGCAAGCGCAAGCCTTGTGGCAATCGACATCCGCAAGGTGACGGATTCCGAGTTCTCAGACCAGACGGTCCTGAGCCGAGGCGAGGCAGCGCGCGGCCGCACCATCCAGGCCATTGCCGGGAATAGCTATTACGTCCGCGTTAGGTATGGCTCCGATGGCGGCGTGTGGGGGCAGGCCCAGATCATCCCGGTCAGCGTGGACGCGACGGGCGCGGTTGCCCTGACGACCTTTGCGGTCTCCTCCACCTCGCAGACCTCCGGCAGCTTTGCCTTGCCGGGCTTTTCCGCTTCATGGGATGCGCTTTCTGGCGATGACCTGCAGCGCACGCGCTCGATTGCGGTTCAATATCGGCTCGACGGCACGACAAATGTCACCACGCTTTATGTGGAAGCCGACGAAACGGCCAAAGCTGTTGCGGGCCTGATCGGCGGGGCGACCTATAATGTCCGCGCGCGGGCCGAGGACGTTTATGGCGGCGGAAGCTGGACGAGCTGGGCGGATGTGACGGTCTCGTCAACATGGACGGTCGGCGGGGCCACCTCGGTCGGCTGGTCCGGCGTTTCTGACGATGACGGGAACCGGCCTGAGCCGAACGCCAACTACATCACGAACACAAGCGAGCTGACGGACGGAGCAGGCTTAGGTGATACTGCTGTGTGGTCTTCGGTTGATGGTATTCCGGAGAACCTTGACTCGCTTGTTGGTACGGAACCGATCCTTAACACCGCTATCACAGTTGACGGTTCCGGTGTGTTGAGTGGTATCGGCACAGCGTCCATCGTGGTTAATAACGCTTCGCTCACGGTTGCCAACATTCCCACGCTGAGCCTTTCAAAGATCAGTGACGCGGGGGGGCTTGCTTCGCTGGACGAAATAGGTCCGACAGAATTGGCGTCCGGGTATAATCTTGTTACAGCTTCAACGGGATTTCCCACCCCTTCCGGTTCTAAAATTATTGAAGACGCATCAAACAATCGCGTGCTTTACGACGACAGCGTGAAAATCAGACGTCTTTCAGCCGAAAATTTTTCAGGAACACTCGCGAGTGACATTTCCGTCAGCAACACAGATTACGTAGCGGTAGCTTCGGCCACAATATCAAACGTAAATGCAGAAACTTTGATTTGGGTTCCCACTGTTAATGCGACATTCCAAACGCCAGCGGCAAGCGATGCTGCGGCAACGGGTCAATGGGCCGTGTTTATTACAGATACGGTTGTTTCCGCCAATTCCTTGGTTAGTGGGGCAACAAACGAGCGCAAGGTTTGGGAAGGCGCGCCAGACGGTCTATCTTTCACAACGTTTGTAAATGTAGTTGTGGACTTTAACGACCTGAGTACAACGACCAATGCCGGTTATGGGCAAGTGCCGCTTGCACCGTTTATTGCCGGGGAGGATTTTGAGGGTTCAACAATGTACGTTGTGCTCGCCTTGCGTGTTACTACTGTTGGCGGTGAGAGTATCAAAATCGCAGCAGGGTCAACAACACGTATCGAAGCGACGCTGATCGGTTGATTGCCTTTACGTCCGACCAGATCCTGCTGGGCGGCACCGGCACACAGATGTCGGTCCTGATCTCTCCGTAATTGCCGCCGCCTCCGGGCGGCTTTTTCATGCCCGAAAGGAATCCTGATGGCTGAAACCAACCATTGGACAGTCAAGCGAGAAGTGACGGTCGGCCATATCTTGACGACCGTGGCTATCTGCTCCGGTCTCGTCGGGCAGTGGTTCCTGATGCAAGCGAAAAACGAAGAGCAAGACCGCGATATTGCCCGGATCGAAGCCCTCGCTATCCGCAATTCGGCCAGCTTCACATCAATGCAGGAGACGGTCGGCCGGATGGATGAGCGAACCGTCTTCATGGTGGAGGCGATCAACCGTATCGAACGCAGACAGGAGCGGCCCAATGATTGATCGGGCCCGCACCTGGCAGCGGCCGCTTTTCAGCGCTGCGGTTATCGTCTGCCTGCTTTGGGTGACGAGCAAGGTTCCGCCGGAAGGCGCGGTCGGCGCGCTGGTGGCCCTGCTGGTCGCTGGCGGCGCGCTCTATTTCATGCGCGGCATCATCGACAAGGGGCAGCTTACGGAATGGCTGCGGATCTGGAAGGGCGCCGGCAATGACTAAGCTGACCACCAATTTCACGCTTGCCGAGTTCACGGCTTCCGACACCGCTGACGAGCTGGGCATCGAGAACACCCCGACCCGGGACGAGCTGGCGAACATCATCACGGTTGCCGAACGCCTGCAGGGCCTTCGCGACTTCCTCAATTCCTCGCTCAAGACGCCTGTCTGGCTGCAGATCACCTCCGGCTTTCGCTGCGAGGCTCTGAATGCCGCGGTCGGCGGGTCGCCGTCATCCGATCACCGCT